CTGATGACTTCTTCTCCACAATGAACGAATCAGGCTCCCATTCAGCGTATTCCTCCATAGCCATCTCTTTTAGCTCTGGAAACTCCATACGCTGCTTAATACTGTTCAACAGGATGATGTGGTACGCGCCTTCCTCTTCGTTGAGGAACACACCCCATGTAGTCAGCGCTGTATAGTCAGCACGGTTGTGCTTTTCTGCCGCCGAGTCCAACGACATTATGACATACTCACAAGACGGAGGCTGTTCCTTCTCCCATATGTTCCACCAATCACGTTTAACCAGTGCAGCTTCTTCTGCCGTGGGTGTCTGCTGGTACTGAGCGTTCCATTGAAACGCAGGCATAGACGCTTTTGTACGTAATAGGGCTTCTAGGTCAAAAAACTCAGGCCACAGAGGTTTTTCGACTACCTTCTTGGTTTTCTTGTTCTTAACTTCAATTATAGCGGGAAACTCAATCACATCGTACTGATCGGAGCGGTCGTTCTGCGCCATGTCCCGTGTAACACGTCCTGTGAGGTCATCTAAGTGCCAACGTGTCTGTATTATAGCTACACTACCTCCGGGCATTAGTCGTGTCCGCGCACCAAACGTAAACCACTCGTACGCTTTGTCGAAGACCTCAAAGTTCCCGTTAATAACATCCTGTTCAGAATGGGGATCATCAACAAGCAGGAGATCAGCGCCCCGACCAGCAAGAGCAGAGCCAATACCGCAAGCATAATACTCACCTCCGACGTTTGTGTTCCACCTACCTGCTGACTTACTGTCTTGCGCAAGGCGCACAGTAGGAAATATCGACCTGTAGTCGTCTAACGCAATTAAATTACGCACCTTACGGCCAAAGTCCACCGCTAGGTCTGTAGTGTGGGACACCATCATAACCTTCTTGTTGGGGTTACGACCTAGGAACCACGCAGGGTAAAATATAGAAACTAACTGTGACTTACCATGTCTAGGGGGTATGTTTACGCAGATACGGTCTTTTTCTCCGCGCTCAATAGCCATAAGCATATCCGCAAGGATACGATGGTGCTTACCCACAATGTAATCAGGCTGCATTAGCTTGCAAAACTCAATTAAATCGTCGTACGCACTCGCATTTGCAGTTCTGTTGTTGAGTTCATCGACCATACGGTCAATCTCTAGGGTTTCTGCATCGCTAAACGCGTCTAAATTAGACAGCATTACTTCTATATCTTCGGCTGTAAAATCTAAACGGTCATCCATCGTCAAAGTCACCCAAGGCTTCGTCAATATCTATGTCCGCTGCGTTTAAAACCACTGCATCCTCTATCTCAGGCTCAGGATTTACCAATTTTGTAAGCTTACTACGCAACCGCTCCTTAATATCGTCCGTAGTTTGGTGCGTTATGGTCACTTCAGACTTCTCTGCGAACAGCCCCACGTCTGAAATCTTACCTAGTAGCTCTAAAGCTCGCATACGGGTGCGCGGGTCGGGGTTTTCCGACTCAATAATCAATTTGTTTGTTACTAAATGGCGAAGTTGCACAGATGACTCAACCACAGAGTGATTAAATTCTTCTAGGATGTTGTTTGCTAGCCGTATTGACGGAGGTGTGAGGGTAGCAGCGCGGGTGTTGGTAACTTGTTGAGATGTTTTACTGGGGGCTTGGGCGTAAGCAGTAGCTAGAGTAGCTGCAACTTCCTTATCAATCTCGTCTGGGGTGATGTCTAGCCCATGATCTTCTAGGGTGTTGACTGTTTTAGACAGCGCAGCCGTACGCTCGGGCAAATCTAGCCTGCCTATGTCGTCATCTAAAGAGATGCCTAGTTCTGGGGTAGCATTAAGAGCCATTATATATCGCAGGTTGTTAACCGATAGCATGATAATAGTGTGCAAAAAAAATTTTGGCAAGGCGTTTTCAAAAAGGAGGTGGGGGGTTCTGTGTAACACGTTATTAGCAAAGTACGGACGTGGCTAAAAAATAAAAAATTTGGGAAATAACGGCGTAATCGTCAGAAAAACTGAAAAAAATGTAATCATTTGAGCGTATTAGTAATATATAGACTAGCGCGGATTCTCACTCTGTAAAGTGGCCCATGCCCCACCCGTACCCTCGCCGCATTCCCACTTTCGGGCACCTGCCCGAATATCGGGCGCTATCATCCGGTGATATTAGGTGTTGCATAACGTGTTACAGTGTGATCTAAGAATGACACGGCAAGCAAGGCAATCAAGCGGCGCGGCCAAACTCGGAGACTTAAGACAATGGCAAAAGTAACCAAAGCAACAACGAAAAAGACTGCAACAAAAACAGTGTTAGAAACAATGATAGATTTCCTTGCTAAGGAAGCGGCACAGTTCAAAGATATCGAGGGGCTGGATGCAGTAACGCTCGGGGCAATCTCGGCAACCCATGACAAGAACGCGCAGGCCAACGCGATGTATGTCGCGGCGTACGCCAATGGTGCGCGGCCGCAAGATATCATCCCGATTAATAAGGCAAGATCGACCGCAACCGTCGAGGGATTGGCGGCATACAAACTGATGGGGATGCGCAAGGCATGGTCGCCTGCTGAGGCCGCATTTATGGTGCTTCCTGCGCCTAAAAAGGACGACATATCGCCCGAGGCAAACACCAAACGCGCCAATCGGTCAAAGCTGCAAGATAAAGCACGCAGTGTGCAGGTCGTTTTCGGGAAAGGATTAACCACTCAGGATAAAATTCACCGCCCCGAGTTGTACCAGAAAGGTGCAGGTGATCGCAAACTCCCTATTGATCTTTTACAGGGTCACTTTGACCATATCGTTAAAATATGTCAAGGTGAGGGATTGCCCGAGACAATGGACGTTCCAACGCTACTTGCACACGTTCAAGCTGTCCAAAAAACACACAAGATCCCGACTAAAATAATTGATCTCGACGACCTACTTTGATCACCACAACATAACAATTTAGAGGGACGCTTTCGAGCGTCCCTTTTTTTGTCTTCAATTCGGGCACCTGCCCGAAAGTGCAACGGCTATTGCGCCTGCATATCCCACATGATAACAAGTGACCACACCACTCAATACGCTTCTACTAGGCCCGCTTCGGTGGGCCTTTTTTATTCGGGCACCTGCCCGAAAGTATAGATACCAGTAGTAAGAGTAGCGTAATGCCCCACACGTTACAGCGTTGTACCCCTAACACAGCATAGCGCAGCGTAGCACAATGCAATTCGGGCAACTGCCCGATAGTGTAGATACCAGTAATAAGAGTAGCGTGGTGCCTCACCGAAAAGCTAAGTCGTTGAAAACATTACAAAGTACCATTTGTACCACTAATGTACCACTCGAAAACGGGGTTAAGTCATTGAAAACAAAGCAATGTAGCTAATGTACCGTAAATATAAGTATATATATAAACCTTTTAAAGGTAGTGAGTAAGAGGGGGGGATAGCGCGAAACCCCCCTTCAGATTCTGCATATATACATATGGTACTTTGCAGACATTGATACAGCTCTTTGTTTTCAATGACTTGCAGGGCATGACAACGGTACATTATGCTACATCACACCATTCACCACGAAGCACCACCATAGTGAATTACTTGACACAGGCCCCTACTTGTGCTATACTATAGGTACATTAAAAATTTCGACAACTAAACAACCACTGCCACAACTTAACATTCGGGCACCTGCCCGAAAACACGGAGAACTAAAAATGCACACGCCACAAACCACAGTAACCGTCCAAGGGTTCGCATGGTGCGCCAAGACACGCACTCATTCAGATAAGGTGTTACACGAAGCACCCCACCGCGTAGCGGCTCAACAGTACATCCAACGCAACAAGCGCATCCTCAAAGACCTAATGATCGTGCGCAACAACGACCGTTACATGCTGGACGCGCTGCTGGCAGAGTTATGAATAAGTACCGTCCCGAGTGTACCGGATGTGGTGAAAACTTCAGTATTAGACGTGCCCGACTGGGTTACAATGTCTGCCTAGACTGCGGCGACTGCCAAGCCAAAAGCCAACGCGCAAGCTGGTGCATAGTGCCGACCCCGAAGGGGCATTACACCCGCATCACCCGCAAGGCTGACCTACTCAGCCTCAACCAGAAAACACGTTAAGCAGGAGAACTAGAAATGGCATTGATAGGAAGAGGCAAGTGTCTGCCCAAGGTAGACAAGACCAAGATGCAATACGCGGTGG